AATTATCGAAGCCATTCCGGAAACAAACATTGTTGACGTAGATTTGTTCAACTCCTCTGAGAAAATTGTAAAGACGGGTGGAGGCAGCACGACATCACCGACTGCCTTAGACCAGAACGGTACTATCTATGAATTTGATGGCACTAGTTGGTTTTCTTATTACAATGGTGTAAAATACGATCCCTACAGCCTCTCAACCATTGGAGATGTTGTTCCAACATCACCAGGGTCCGCAGAAAATAAAAGAATTAGCGACACATCAGCAACAAGAACATATTCTATTTGGTTCAAGATGGACACACAAACTCCTGCGACTTATGGCATGACATTTCCCCTCATTTTTAAGGGCACAGGTGAAATATCGCAAGGCTGGTATATAGCCACTTTTGGAGTAAATCATCCAACAGCTGCTCTTCATAAAGCCATAAGGTTTGGCTTCGGCCCCAACTCCGGCAATGTATACCTAGATTCCCCACCCAACCAGTGGGCTGTGAATAATTGGTACCATCTTGTTACAATCTGGAATCCGGGTGGAGACTCAAAAGCTTATTTGACTCTTGGCGGACAACCCGTCGGTAATAATCCCATCATTAATGCTGATGGTGTACTTGGCTCTTTTGAATCGGGCATATCCGACACAGAAGATGTTGCCGATTACCATGGGGACGATACAGAAGGTGCAGATTTGTATCCGCTCACAATTGGTGGGGAGAGTTTAATTGGAAATGCCGGTCAATTCTTTAGTTTCCAAGGAAAACTCGCTCTTCCAAAAATCTACCATGGCGAACTAACACTTCAAGAAATAGAAGCTCTCAATTCAAGCAATTGGGATGAGATCCAGGCAGCGGAAGCACCACCATCAACGGACATCCCCGAAAGCATCATTGTTGACGATGATATCTTCAACTCTGCTGAGGGTCGGAGCGTTGGCGGAACACCAACTCAGACATACGCCACAAGCGATAAGATTTATTCTTTTGACGGAGCGACAGAGCTTGTGCTTTACGATGGATTCAAATATGATCCTTATGACTTCACCTCTTTTGGGCCTACTATTCCACTTTATAACGATGTTACAAACGGAGTTTCTTATCCGGAAAGAACTATTAGCGACACAACAGCATCGAGAACCTACTCTATTTGGTTTAAAGCAAATAACTTAACTGGGGCTAAAACACTTTTCTGGAAGGGCGGTAACAATGGATCCGGTGCAGTACGATGGTACTTCATTCTAAATGGGAGTGGTGACATTAGATTATCAAATCCATTCAACCATGCAATTGATAATGGGACACTGGTAGACACCTGGTATCATGTTGTTGCTGTTTGGGGAATCGGTGCAACTTCCAAAATGTACTTGAATGGCCAGTTGGTTACAGATGGGATTGACCTTGGAACGCTCCCGACTCAGTCAGCAGAGGACGAGGCGACTGTGGCCATCGGCGACTATCACGGAGAGAAAATTGATCCTACAAGTGGGACAGATTTGATCAACCAACCTCTTAGGGTTGGTGGCTATTCAGGCCCAAATGGACAACAATATTACTTCGACGGAGACCTTGCTTACCCAGCAATCTACCACGGAGAACTATCCGCCGCTCAAATACAAGGCTTGTACGACACTCAAAGCGATGCAATCGCAGCAGCAGCACTCCCATAAGAAAGTTCACTCAATAACATTTTTCACAAAACAAAAGGAATAAAACAATGGCTAAAATTTCAAGAACACCCTTTAATGCCTCTAGGATGATCACCGAGAGCATTAGTTCAGACAAGACTCTTTTGAAAAAATCAACAGGGAACACATACTTTGTCACAGCACCTACCGCCGTCGCAATAAACATTGACTATGCAGACAAAGGTTGTTATTATAAGTTTATCATAAAAAAAGATACTGAAGCAACCATCACGATTACAACCCCGAGCCTCGTTGGCTTGATGATTAGCGACAACGGGAGTATTGGCGTTATCGAAGGGGCAGGTACAACCTTAACCATTCACGCCAATGCTAAAGCGGGAACCTATGTTGATCTTATTTGTGATGGATCTAAGTGGTATGCCCGAGGGATGTCAGCTGGTTCAGAATTTGGAATTTCATAATAGGAGAAAACAATGGGAAGAAAAAAGAAAAGATTTAAGCTGTTAGCTCGCCAAGCAGCCCTCAAAGCACAACAAGCCCTTGAGAACGCAAAGTCAGAGCTGAAAGATGACAAAGAAGAGATCGTTGAAGATCTCAAAGAGATTAAAGAAGCGGCTGTTGAGATTGCCGAGGAAGTAAAAGAAGCAGTTGTCGAAGTGGTTGAAGAAGCAAAAGCAACAGCGGTAGATGTTGTCGAAGAGGCAAAAGAGGCCGTTGAAGAAGTAAAGGCCAAAAAAACAACTCGCAGAAAAACAACTCGTAAGAAAACACCGGCAAAGAAATCAACAAAAAAATAACTTTCATTTTTTGCTACATGTTTGAACCCTCGACTCGTTTCGGGGGTTTCTTTTTATTTGAACTATTTAGATAGACGGAGGATATTCTATGGCTTTTCCACCACTAACACCGACATCAACACAGTCAGCAATTGTTCTTCCAGAGCGAGGAACGGAGACAGATGTTGTAGATTCATTGGCAATTGGATTTTATTCATCAGAGCCTTTCCTATCTGGTGCTGCGTCTCAGGTTGCTTTTACCTATCGCCGGCTCGGAGGGGAGATTCTCGACATCGAGCTCACCCCCAAGGAGGTCTACAATCACTACGAGGAGGCTTGCCTAGAGTATTCCTACATAGTGAACCTACACCAAGCAAGAAACTCTCTAGGGAGCGCTCTCGGCTCTCCAACAGGGTCTTTTGACGAGAAAGGTGGACTAACCGATGGAGAAGATGTTTCCCTTAAATATCCCAAGTTTCAATTTGACTATGCTTTCCGAGTCGCTGATAACTTCTCAACTCAAGCAGTTGTTGGAGGAACGGAGCCAATCTATTCAGCATCATTTGACACCATTCCTGATCAGCAAGACTATGACCTTCAAGCAATCGTTTCTGGTTCTCAAGCTGGTTCAGAATGGGAAGGAATGGATAACAAGCGAATCAAGATTCGTCAAGTCTATTATGTGACTCCAAGACAAATGTGGAGATTTTATGGTTACTACGGAGGCCTTAATGTTGTTGGTGATTTCCACAACTATGGTCAGTATGCCGATGATTCCACCTTCAATGTCATCCCAGTGTGGCAAAACAAGTTACAAGCTATAACCTATGAAGATCACCTTTATACAAGAACGTCTCATTATTCCTACGAACTTATTGATAATAAACTAAGAATTTACCCAACACCTTCAGACGTAACAGAGGACAAGTTCTGGTTTAGATTTACCGTCGAGGGTAACAATAGCGCGTTTGCAACAGGATCTTACGATTCTGGTGTTGACGGTGTAAACAACATGAACACATTGCCTATGGAAAACTTGCCTTACAAGAGCATTAACTCTATCGGTAAGCAATGGATCCGTCGCTTTGCTCTTGCCCTATCAAAAGAAACTCTCGGTCAAGTGAGAGGCAAATTTGGGGGCAATGTGCCCATTCCTGGGGACAACATCTCCCTAAATGCTGCCGACCTTTTATCTCAAGCACAGGCTGAGCAAGCTGCTTTGAGAGACGAGCTCAATAAGCAGCTTGATGAGATGCTTTATGCTAAGCTTGCAGAGACTGACAGGGCAATGGTTGATAACACAGATGCCATTGTTGGAAAGACGCCAATGAAAATCTTTGTGGGGTAATTAAATGTCTGATAAGTGGGAAAGACCAACTCAACCGCCACCTCCTTTGTTTCTTGGAGAGAAAGAAAAGAATCTTGTTAAGCAAATCAATGACGAAATCATCGAAAGAGTCGTTGGTCAGCAAGTTCTTTATTTCCCCATCGATATGCAAACGACAAATTTTCACCCTATTTACGGAGAAGCGATTGAAAAAAGCTTCTTGCATCCAATTAGGGTTCATGCCCTCGTTGAATATCAAGGGGTGGAAACCTCCGACATGGAAAATATCGCCATCGATAAAGCAACAAAGATCAAAGTCAACTTTCATAAGAGACGACTTACCGAAGATCAAAACCTCTTTGTAAGAGAGGGAGACTTTGTTCGTTTTGGCGAGATCTATTATGAAATTGTTAAATTAATCGAACCAAAAATCCTTTTTGGGCAACCCGAAAGCAGATTTGAAGTTGGAGCAGAATGTATAAGAGCAAGAGACGGACTATTCAATGCAAGATAAGCAGATCCCAGCAACACCATCAACATTAGAGAACATAGACACGGCGGTTTATCGCTTCATCGACGAAACTTTGAGCCCACACACTATAACAAACGGTGGTAGAGAGAAGGTTAAGGTAATCTGGATGGGTTCCGAAAGAACGTTTCAGATCAAAAACGATAAAGACTTAAGAGATTCTGTTGGAAAACTGCGTCTTCCTCTAATCACAGTGTCAAGAACATCTATGTCCCGAGATGAAGACTTTAAAGGATCAGTTCAAGCAACATATCTTGGCGATGACCAAAACGGACAAGAATACATTACTGTTAGAAAAATCATCAAACAAGACAAGACTCAGAATTTTCAGAATGCTTCTAGGAGAAGGAAAACTAAGGGTGATGATTCAGGCCCTGTTTCAACGAAAAAGATTGTTTATGAAACAATTTCAATTCCAAAACCGGTTTATGTAACATGTAATTTCGAAATAAACATAAGAACAGAATATCAACAACAAATGAATCACATTCTTCCACTGTTCATTTCTGATAGAAAGAATTACTTTATTATCGAGAACAACGGATATCAATACGAACTCTTTATTCAGTCAGATTATGGACTATCAAGCAACCAAGCATCACTAGGGCAAGACGAAAGAATGTTTACGTCGAAAGTTCAATTTAAGGTTCTCGGATATCTCAATGGAAACGACATAAATGACTCTCAACCAGTAGTAAGAAGGCAAGAATCCATTGTTGAGGTTAAAATCTCAAGAGAGCGCGTTATCGTGGGAGACAAGAAGCCTTGGGATAAGAACGGGGAGAAATACAGAGATTTATGACTTTGGGTTTTGGGGCAACTATTTAATAAGAAATACGTTTTAAAAGGAGAATTTTAATGCCTACCAAGTTTGATTTTGTATCTCCAGGAATTGAGTTACGCGAGGTTGATCAGTCAGTTATCCAACCTATTCCACCTGAAGATGGGCTGCTTCTTATCGGGACTTCACGAAAAGGTCCTGCGATGAAGCCAGTTAAGTTTAATGACTACCAAAGTTTTGAAGAAATCTTCGGCGCACCGATGAATGGAAAAGCAGGTGGTGACCCTTGGAGAGATGGTCAATATGGCGCGGCATCTCATGCTGTCTATGCTGCTGAGGCTTATTTGAAGTCTGGTGTTGACAAGCCTCTAACCTTTATTCGCCTCGGTGGATTAGATAAAGACAATTCCAACAAAGCAGGTTGGGAAGTCGCTCAAGTTGGTGGTGACCCCATTACTAATGCATCTGATTATTCCGGCGCAGTGGGGCTCTTTGTTTCTGAGGCTGGTCCGACCGCGACAGGGTCTCTTGCTGCTGTCTTCTATGTCGATGGCATGATTATCGGAATGTCTGGTTCCACACCAGAGGGAGTTTCCGTCTCCTGTGCTGCCGAGACTTTTGTTTCAGAATCAAATGCAATATTTACTCTATGTCTTTCCGGCGCTGCTGGTTCTGAGAACGTAACTTTTGACTTCACAAATCAAGGAACTGGGATCCGATCTCAATTTAACACAAATGCATCATTGCTATATGATGGAACGACCATTCACAACGGAAAGAATTTCAAATATTTCTTGGGGGAATCTTTTGAAGGAGCCGTTCGCTCCCTTTCTGATTCCGGAAACTATTATGCTTGGACTTGTCGTCTCGGCCAAGCCGGTGGCGATTCACATGCAGACTTCAAAAACGAACTCGTTTCTTCAAAATCTGGTTGGTTCTTGGGCAAGAAGCCCAACAACAAGAAGCTTTTCAGATTAGAGGCACTTGAGCAAGGCGAAGCATTCCAGAGAGAATACTACGCTGCTATTGAAAACATTATCCTTCCTAACCCGATTTCCAACCCAGACGCGACATTTACGGTTTCTATTTGGAAAATAGGAGAATCTTCTCCTGTAGAGAGCTTCATTTGTAACTTGAATCCTTTTTCTGAGAACTTTATCGGTAAGAAGATTGGAGACACAACCCAAGAATGGAACGACAGCGAAGGAAGAATGAACATTTCTGGTGACTATCCAAATGTTTCCTCCTATGTTCGAGTTGAAGTTGGAGAAAACGTAAACGGCTCTGATTACCCTGTTGGATTCAGTGGGCCCGGTCTTCTAGACTCTTTCACATTGGATGGTTCTGCTGCTCCTGGGGACCTTGGATTTATTAATGGTGGCGAAGCAGCCTTTGGAGATCAACTCGTTCAACTTATCTCTGGCTCTGCTGCTGTTGCTTACACTGCTTCCATCGCTTATCCAACACATCAACTAAGTGTTGAGGGGTCTGGTCGTAACGACAAAAACTATTCTACTACCGGGTATCATGGCCTATCCAGAGACTCTGTGATTGGTCAAGATGACATCGGAGACTATGGAATCCTTAAGTCAATCCTAAGTGAAACAATGCACCTAGACTACTCAGACTCTCTAAGTGATGCGTCTTACGTTTTCACTCTCGAAGACCTCAAGACTGGAAGTCTTGGTAGATGGTACTTCGAAGAAGGTTGCTATGATAACGGCACTTCTTACTCAAAAAATAATGGTGGAGTTACAAAGCTTATTCTTTCTGGTGTTACAAACTTTGCTGCTCCTTTCTTTGGTGGCTTCAATGGAAACAACATAACTTTCAAAAATCCATATAACTCATTACGACTTGGGCAAGACGCATATGAATCTCACACTGTCTCAGAAGCAATTGAAATGGTTTCAAGCAAAGACCTTGCAAACTTTGAATTGATCTCCATGCCTGGAATCACAAACAATGACTTAAATGAAGAATTAATCGAGATGGTTGAGAATCGTGGAGATGCTCTTGCAATCGTTGATCTTAGTGGCATCTATGAGTCCGGTGTAGATAATGGAACCGGCATTGACGAAGATCAAAGTCTGACTGATATTATAGACACAATTAATGCCAATGGTTATGACTCTTCTTATGCCGCTGCTTACTATCCAAACGTCATCATCAATGACGGCGTTGCTGTGACAGTTCCTCCATCTGTAGCTGCAGTTTATGCTATTGCAACCTCTGAGGCATCTTCGCAACCATGGTTTGCCCCCGCTGGCTTCAATCGTGGTGGGGTTTCTAGCTTCAAAGGCGCTCGAGCAAAAGAAATTCTCAATAAAGCTGATAGAGATTCTCTATTCTTGGCTAACATCAATCCAATTGCTCGATTCCCTGCAACTGGTGACACCGTTATCTTCGGACAAAAGACCCTTCAGCAAACAATGTCTGCTCTTGACCGAATCAATGTTCGTCGTCTAATGATCTACTTAAAGAAGAAGATCGGCGTTATCGCAGACACTATCTTGTTTGACCAGAATGTGAAAGCAACTTGGGATAGATTTAAGTCTCAAGCGGAGCCAGTTCTTTCAGAGGTTCGCGCACAGTTTGGTATCACAGAATATAAGTTGGTTCTCGATGAGACAACTACAACTCCAGACTTGCAGGATCGTAACATAATGTATGCGAAAATCTTTGTTAAGCCAGCCCGCGCAATTGAGTTTATCGCAATTGACTTTGTTATCACCCAGAGTGGCGTTGAATTTTAATAGACACTATTTACAGTAAAACAGGAGATTATAAATTATGTCATTTTGGACCGAAAATACAACTGAACCAAAAAGAAACTTTAGATGGCGAGTTACCATGGGTAATCTATTGGGGCTCGGAGTAGACTCGACCGCTGTTTGGTGGGCGAAAACTGTTGATACACCAAGCTACAATGTTACAGATATTGTGTATCCCTTCTTCGATAATGAGTTTAAATTCCCTGGACGTGTTCAGTGGCAAGATGTTAACATGACTTTGGTTGATCCAATCTCTCCAAACGCAGTGCAGCTAACAAACCAAATGATCTTAGATTCTGGTTACAAAATCAAAGGCGCTCAGGAGTTTGGTGCAAATCCAAAATCCATTACTAAATCTGCCGCCAATGCAGCTGTTGGATCTGTTGTCATCGATATCTTTTCAGGAACTGGTGACGTTGTTGAGTCTTGGACAATGAATAACCCATTCATCGTTTCAGTTAAATTCTCAACTCTTGACTATTCCAATGATGAAATGAGAACTATTGACTTAACTTGGAAGTATGACTGGGCAACTTGTGAACATCCAAATGCAAGCAACGGAGACCAGTCTCAGTTCCCACGACCTGGACAGCAATAAGGAGGTCTAGATGTCTTTCTGGACCGAAAGCTCTTTTGAGCCAAGGAGATCTTTTCGTTTTCGACTTGCCTCAACAAATGGTCTCGAACTCTCAAACACAGGCAGGGTTCCCAGTTGGTGGAATGCTAAGACGGTTACTAAGCCGTCTTATTCTGTTTCGTCTAGCGAATATCAACTTGTAAATCAAAAGTTTAAAGTTCCCGGCGTTGTAACTTGGGATCCAGTAACAATCGCATTGGCAGATCTTGGAAAATCTGTTGAGGGACTAGTAAAGGACTTATCAACATTTGGATGGAATCCAAACGGCGGAGACGATGGGCTTGATAAAACAAGACTCCAAGGAGAAACGTCGGACGAAATAGGAAAAATAAGAATAGAGCAGTTCAACGGTGCTGGAGAGGTTTTGGAAACTTGGACCCTAGAGGGTGCTTACATTTCTCGGGTTGCTTTTGGAAACCTTGATTACGGCTCAGACGACATTGTCGAGATTCAAATAACCGTAGATTATGACTACGCACTACTAGAACAACCAGAAGGAGGTTAGATGAGTAGAAACTCAGATAGATTGGGACTATCAAACAAACCCGAATCAGCAGAGGCGCCGCCTCAACCATTCAACCCGCTATCATTCACGGCACCAACAGAATTCGTTGACCTTCCATCAAGAGGCGTTGGTTACCACAAAGATCACCCACTTTTTAACAAAGACTCAATCGAGATAAGATACATGACAGCAAAGGACGAAGATGTGCTTTCAAACCAATCTCTTATCAAAAAGGGAGTGGCGATTGAACGTGTGCTTCAAAACATCATTTGCGAGCCGAACATTGACCCTCTAACGCTTTTGATAGCAGACCGCAACGCAATACTTATCCAAGCAAGAGGAACGGCCTATGGCTATGACTATGAGGCTTCAGTGAAGTGTCCTAACTGCTCAACAACAAACAAGATGATCTTCGACCTCCGCTCTCCAAAAGTTGAGGGAGGATACAACCACGACCAAGAAATTGTAAGACTTGCCGAAGATGGTTTGTTCGAGACTCAACTTCCATTCTCAAAATTCAACATCAAGTTCAGGCTTGCAAATGGAATTGAAGAAAGCAAGATTGCTCATTATCTAATCAACGACGAGAAGGACTTCTCACTTACAGACCAATATAAGGAGATGATTCTGTCAATCGAGGGACATGATGATCAATCAATCATCAATCAGTTTGTTGACAACATGCCCTTAATGGACTCAACTCACTTAAAGATTTGTTTGAAGCATTGCACTACCACAATTACAGTAACAGAAAAACTCGTTTGCAAGAACTGCTCGCACGAAAAGGAGGTAGGGGTTCCATTCGGAACCGACTTTTTTTGGCCTAACCTCTAAATTCATGGAAGGAGTGTATGAGGGATTCTTTCTTCTGAAGCATTTCGGAGGATGGTCGATGACCGAGATTCACTCCCTGCCTATCGGATTAAGGACATGGTTCATCAAAAGATTGCAAAAGCAATTTGAAGAAGAAGCAAAACAAATGGAGAAAGCCCGAAAAGGAAGGTGACCTTTTCGGGTTTCTTTTCATTGAACTATTTAGGTTATTAATGAGGGACTGTGATGACAAGAGAAGAACTTGAAAAGAAAGTCGAAGAGCTTGAGAAGAAAGTTAGAGAACTTGAAGAGAAGAATAAAAATAGCGATCAAGCAGTAAAAAACGCAACCAAACTGAAAGATCTAAGTCAAGCTCGCTTGGAAATTCTATCCAAAACCTCTAAGACCCTCAATGACATCGGTACTCACCGTGAAGCCGAGTTGGAACTTGAAAAGATTGCCATGGCCGAAAGAGTAAAGGGCAACCAAGATGCTGCAAATGCATTAAAAGACTTTTTCGAGGCAGTTGCCAATGGTGCACAGGAGTCATTTCAACAGCTAGAGCAAAGTGGCGAATTGATGTCTATGTTTTCAGCGGAAGAGTTAAAGAACATA